ACCTCCTCGTATGATAAAGTTAGGTTTTTTAGGAAAGGGATTTACCTATAAACCCGTGAGTATCTAGTTATATGAGATACTTATATTTGTAGATAGAGTGTTGCCGACCACCTCCTTGAATCTTTGTATTCGGTTGAAAGAATGGTACCTCTGTCTAATAAGTAGTTTACGAATGAGTTGGATGTTGATGACCATTGGTCATTCTTCGTATCTCTTACGAGGTAGTAGCGCTTATTAGTTCAGAGGAGGACAACACTATCTAACACTGATTAAAATAGGGGTGTAAGCTATGTTCTATTTAGGTATTGATATCGCTAAACATAAACATTATGCGTCCATTATCGACCAAACTGGAAAACCTATTACTAAGCCATTTCCCTTTCAGAATCATAAAGAAGGCGGACAAGCACTGTTAAATTGGATGTACCAATATATTGAGTCTCCTACAGAAATACTGATTGGAATGGAGGCAACAGGACATTATTGGTTAGCCGTTTATTCTTTTCTACTTGATCATGGCTTCTCAGTCGTTGTATTAAATCCAATTCAAACCAATGCTTGGCGAAAAGGAACAGAAATTAGAAAGCGAAAAACAGACGCCATTGATGCCACTATGATTGCCGATATCATTCGATTCGGCCGTTTTGTTGAAACCCCACTTGTGGACGAGAAAATGTTCGCTCTAAAACAAATGAGCCGCTTTCGTAATGCGCTTGTAAGTAATATGAGTGATTTAAAACGAAAAGCTCTTGTCGTATTAGATCAGACTTTCCCAGAGTACCAAAGCATCTTTTCGGATGTTTTTGGTAAAACTTCTTCGCAAATCTTACTTGAATATGCCTCTCCTAGTGACTATGAACAGATATCTATTGATGATTTAACACAAATAATTGAGCAAACCAGTCGTAATCGACTGGGGAAGAAAACAGCCAACAAGCTAATGGAATTAGCCTCTAATTCGTTTGGTGTTACCTTCTGTAAAGACGCTTTTTCCTTCCAACTAAAAATGTTGATGGAACAAATTCGTTTTATCGAAGATCAAATCAAAGAATGTGAAGAAGAAATGTCACAACTTTTAATTGATTTAGATACTCCTATCATGACAATACCTGGTGTTGGGCCCATTTTAGGAGCCACTATACTAAGTGAAATTGGGGATATTCACCGCTTTGACAAACCATCTAAACTTGTCGCTTACGCAGGCATTGATGCCTCTGTGTCCCAATCTGGACAATTTGAAGCCTCAGGTACGTCTATATCCAAACGTGGTTCTTCTCATTTGCGTAGAGCCTTATTCCAAGCGGCTATTACAGCGCATAAACATGACCCTGTATTAAAAGCTTTTTATGAAAAGAAACGAAAGCAAGGAAAGCACTACTATGTTTGTATAGGGGCGGTAGCTAGAAAGCTGTGTTACATTATCTATGCCATTCTTAAAAGCAATAAGCCTTATGAAGTACCACCTCACACAACAGAAACATGACCTTTTCATTTTTTTTGAAAATCCTTAGGTTTATTTGGCACGCCCTTTTTTAGAAAAACACCCCCTATTTATATAAAAAACTCCCCTTGACTTCTCATAGTTGGTCTTTCAACTTTCTATACTTATTATAACACGCATTGCTATGCGTATCAATAGGTGAGGGTAAATTTCTCTGTTTTTTTATATGTTTTTTTATGAATATATCAGTATATCGAGCACCCAAATTGGGTGCTTTTTATTATGTGAAAATTACATAGGTGGTGCTTAGTAAATGACACGACATTATTTAATAGGTACATTAGTTAATTGGCGTGAAAGTGTAGAAAGATTTCACTACAATGAATCATTCCAATTTTTAAAAGAAGAATTCCAATTAAGTGATGAAGATACAATAAAAGCATTTTGGTTATCTTTCTATAAATGGTACGAATACAGACACCCGAAGTTACGAGAGTTATTAGGAGAATGGTAAGGAGTGAGCAAAGCGAATGGCTAAGGAATATGCAAAACGCTTTTATAAATCAACAGCATGGAAGAAATGTAGGGGGGCATATATTGCTGCAACATTAGATGGAATGTGTGAGCATTGCAAAGAAGTACCTGGATATATCGTTGACCATATAGTGGAGATTACACCAGTAAATATAAACAATCCAGACATCACATTGAACCATGAGAACTTACAATACTTATGCTTACAATGTCATAACACTAAGACATTTAGTAAGTACAGTCCGATGAGGGAAGATGTAATGTTTAATGAGAACGGTGAATTAATTAGGAGGGATTAGAGATGCAGTGTAATGGTAAGGTGTTAAATAAAGAACAAGTAGACAAGTTACAGTTCATGATTAATAACTATTCTAATAAGGGAATGGATATTTGTACATGTGATGTAGAGCGGGTACTAAACAAACAATATATGAAACTAACAAAGCTAGAGAAAGCTATTGCTCTTAGCATAGTCTTTAATGCTATTGATACCAAGGAACTAGATGGACATGTAAGTAAAGAAAAATTATCGGATGTACTTAAAATAATTGAAGCGTTAAAAGAAGAGATAGATGCAGATAAAGAGTTAGAAGAAGAAAAAGAAGCGCATCTAAATATAATTAATAAACTAATTGATAGTTTATTAGCAGAAAAGAATCAGGAACAAAAAGAACCAAGCCCCCCCTTTCAAAAATAAAGCAAAGCCCCTTAGGGGGACCGAGAGGGGAGCTTCACGTAACACACAGGTCATTGCTATAGGGGGTGTGGTCATGGGAGGAGTGAAATTTTATGAGCGATAATTTAGATATAGAAAAAGAAAAACGAATTAAGAGAGAGATGACACGATTAAACAGTTTATTAAAGAATTTAGAGCCGAAGAAAAAGAGAGCTGTTTCTTCACTCATAAAAAACGCTGCTTTTATGGCTGTCACTTTAGAAGATCTGCAAGAAGAAATTAATCAGAATGGTGTTACGGAACAATACCAAAACGGAGCAAATCAATTTGGAGTTAAAAAATCTTCAGCTGTTGAAGTATACAATACAATGATAAAAAACCATGTACAGGTAATGAAACAACTAACTGACTTGCTTCCGAAAGAACAGCCTAAAGAAGAGGATGATGGGTTTGAAGACTTTGTGAATAAAAAATGAGTAAACGAATAAGAAAACAGTATCCATTAACTTATAATCCAATTATTGAGTATTACAATCTCATTGAAGCAGGGGAAGTAACTGTATCTAGTAAAGTTAGGCGGATATATAAGAAACTCGTTAATGATATATACGATACCTCTTCTGTATTTGAGTACGATGCGAATAAAGCCAATCATGTAATAGAATTCATTGAGAATTTTTGCAAACACTCAAAAGGTAAATGGGGCGGTAAGCCAATTGAATTGGAGATTTGGCAAAAAGCATTTTTAGCAGCTTCTTTTGGATTTGTTCATAAAATTGATGGGACGAGAAAGTATAGAGAAGTACTCTTAATTGTGGCTCGTAAAAATGGAAAGTCAACAATCGCTTCTGGAATAGGGTTGTATTTGCAAGTTGCCGATGGTGAACCAGGTGCAGAAATATATGCAGTTGCTACTAAATTAGACCAAGCGAAATTAGTTTGGCTAGATGCTAAAAGGATGGTTAAGAAATCCCCCGTATTATTAAAACGAATTAAACCGCTTGTTCGTGAATTAAATGCAGATTTTAATGATAGTACGTTTAAACCTTTGGGAAGTGATTCAGAAACACTTGATGGTCTTAATGTTCATGGAGCGATGATGGATGAAATACATGCTTGGAAGGATAAGAATCTATATGACGTTATAGTGGATGGTACTTCTTCAAGGGAACAACCAATGATATTTATGATTACAACAGCTGGAACCATTCGTGAATCAGTTTACGATATGAAATATGAAGAAGCCGAAATGCTTTTAAATGGTTTGGACGATCCAGACGGCTATAAAGACGATCGCTTTTTACCAATCATATATGAGTTGGATAAAAGAGAGGAATGGACTGATAATACTAAATGGAAAAAAGCTAATCCTGGTTTAGGTACGATAAAAAAGATAGACCAACTTGAAACAAAGGTAAACAAAGCGAAAGCAAATTCTTTGCTAGTTAAGAACTTACTAACAAAAGATTTTAATATCCGCGAAACAAGTACAGAAGCCTGGTTAACATTTGAACAATTAAATAACAAGGCTACCTTTGATGTAGCAAAATTAAAGCCTTCTTATGGGATTGGCGGTTGTGATTTATCTTCAACAACTGATTTAACCGCAGCGAAGGTTATTTTTATGCTTCCAAACGATCCGCATGTCTATGTATTACAAATGTATTGGCTTCCTGAAGATTTGCTTGAGCAAAGAAGTAAAGAAGATAAGATTCCATATAATTTATGGGCAGAACAAGGAATATTGAGAACAACACCAGGTAATTCAGTTCATTATAAATTTGTAACACAATGGTTCTTAGAAGTCAGGGATGAATTAGGTATTTATATTCCGTGGATCGGTTATGATAGATGGTCCGCAAAATATTGGGTGGAGGAAATGGAAGGCTACTTTGGTAAAGAAGCAATGATTCCAGTTGCCCAAGGGAAACAAACTCTTTCTAGCCCTATGAAATTATTAGGAGCAGATTTAGAGTCTAATTTAGTAAATTACAACAATAATAGCATTGATAAATGGTGCTTATCGAATACAGCCATTGATGTGGATAAAAACCTGAACATACAGCCGAACAAAACAAATAATCAGCGTAGAAGAATTGACGGAACCGCAGCGCTTTTAAATGCATATGTTGTGCTTCAAGAAAAACGTAATGATTACTTAAATATGATTTGAGGGAGGTGAGGAATTGGGGTTATTCAACAAAATATTCGGTAGAAAACAACCGCCTACTACGACCCGTTTTGAAATGATAAACGATAATGGAGGGGGCTTTTTCTCGTGGAATGGGAATATCTATCAAAGTGATATTATCAGAGCCTGTATACGTCCTAAAGCCAAGGCTGTTGGTAAATTAATAGCAAAGCATATACGAGATAATGCAAATGAATTTAAAGTAAATCCAGAGCCGTATATTAGATTCATTTTAGAAGAACCGAATCCATTAATGACAGGTCAAATATTCCAAGAAAAAATGACTGTACAGCTAGAGCTGAACCATAACGCCTTTGCATATATCAAACGGGACGAATTAGGAGTTCCAATTGAAATTTATCCTTTGCCATGTGTAACAGTAGAAGTTGTAGAGGGAGCTCAAGGTGATATTTTTCTTACTTTTTATTTTAAAAATGGGAAGAGAATGACCGTTCCATATGTCGATGTTATCCACCTTAGAAAAGATTTTAACGAAGATGATTTCTTTGGTGAACATCCAGGTAAAGCTTTATCTTCCTTAATGGATATTGTTACAACTACCGATCAAGGAATTGTGAAAGCAATTAAAAATAGTGCAGTGGTGAAATGGATATTAAAATTCAAATCGGTTTTAAAACAAGAGGACATTGATGCACAAGTTCAAAATTTCAAGAAAAATTATTTGAGTATTGATAATGAAAACGGTGGAGCAGCTTCATCTGATCCGCGCTATGATTTAGAACAAGTTAAACCAGAAGCATTTGTTCCAGATTCAAAACAAATGCAAGAAACAACACAGAGAATTTATAACTTCTTTAATACAAACGAAAAAATCATTCAAAGTAAATACAATGAGGATGAATGGAATGCTTACTATGAATCTGAAATTGAACCGTTAGCAATGCAACTTTCTGGGGAATTTACCAGGAAGTTTTTTTCACGTAGGGAACGTGGCTTTGGGAACAAAATTATTTTCGAAGCAGCAAGCCTTCAATATGCTTCTATGCAGACTAAAATGAATTTAGTTCAAATGGTTGATAGAGGAGCAATGACACCGAATGAATGGCGTTCTATTCTCTCTGTAGGTCCAATTGAAGGTGGCGACAAGCCGATTCGAAGACTAGATACAGCGTTAGTTAAAGACGGAAATACAACTGTTAAAGACCAACTATGAGAAGTCAAGGGGAGTTTTTTATATAAATAGGGGGTGTTTTTCTAAAAAAGGGCGTGCCAAATAAACCTAAGGATTTTCAAAAAAAATGAAAAGGTCATGTTTCTGTTGTGTGAGGTGGTACTTCATAAGGCTTATTGCTTTTAAGAATGGCATAGATAATGTAACACAGCTTTCTAGCTACCGCCCCTATACAAACATAGTAGTGCTTTCCTTGCTTTCGTTTCTTTTCATAAAAAGCTTTTAATACAGGGTCATGTTTATGCGCTGTAATAGCCGCTTGGAATAAGGCTCTACGCAAATGAGAAGAACCACGTTTGGATATAGACGTACCTGAGGCTTCAAATTGTCCAGATTGGGACACAGAGGCATCAATGCCTGCGTAAGCGACAAGTTTAGATGGTTTGTCAAAGCGGTGAATATCCCCAATTTCACTTAGTATAGTGGCTCCTAAAATGGGCCCAACACCAGGTATTGTCATGATAGGAGTATCTAAATCAATTAAAAGTTGTGACATTTCTTCTTCACATTCTTTGATTTGATCTTCGATAAAACGAATTTGTTCCATCAACATTTTTAGTTGGAAGGAAAAAGCGTCTTTACAGAAGGTAACACCAAACGAATTAGAGGCTAATTCCATTAGCTTGTTGGCTGTTTTCTTCCCCAGTCGATTACGACTGGTTTGCTCAATTATTTGTGTTAAATCATCAATAGATATCTGTTCATAGTCACTAGGAGAGGCATATTCAAGTAAGATTTGCGAAGAAGTTTTACCAAAAACATCCGAAAAGATGCTTTGGTACTCTGGGAAAGTCTGATCTAATACGACAAGAGCTTTTCGTTTTAAATCACTCATATTACTTACAAGCGCATTACGAAAGCGGCTCATTTGTTTTAGAGCGAACATTTTCTCGTCCACAAGTGGGGTTTCAACAAAACGGCCGAATCGAATGATATCGGCAATCATAGTGGCATCAATGGCGTCTGTTTTTCGCTTTCTAATTTCTGTTCCTTTTCGCCAAGCATTGGTTTGAATTGGATTTAATACAACGACTGAGAAGCCATGATCAAGTAGAAAAGAATAAACGGCTAACCAATAATGTCCTGTTGCCTCCATTCCAATCAGTATTTCTGTAGGAGACTCAATATATTGGTACATCCAATTTAACAGTGCTTGTCCGCCTTCTTTATGATTCTGAAAGGGAAATGGCTTAGTAATAGGTTTTCCAGTTTGGTCGATAATGGACGCATAATGTTTATGTTTAGCGATATCAATACCTAAATAGAACATAGCTTACACCCCTATTTTAATCAGTGTTAGATAGTGTTGTCCTCCTCTGAACTAATAAGCGCTACTACCTCGTAAGAGATACGAAGAATGACCAATGGTCATCAACATCCAACTCATTCGTAAACTACTTATTAGACAGAGGTACCATTCTTTCAACCGAATACAAAGATTCAAGGAGGTGGTCGGCAACACTCTATCTACAAATATAAGTATCTCATATAACTAGATACTCACGGGTTTATAGGTAAATCCCTTTCCTAAAAAACCTAACTTTATCATACGAGGAGGTGGGGATAATGGACAAGACGGAAACAAGGGAAATAGTAACACAGAAGATTGAAATTAGAGAAGATGATAACGGAAATCGGACACTTATAGGCTATGCAGTAAAGTGGGAAAAGAAATCCGTAGTTATGGGATATTATCGTAAGTTTCGTGAGCAATTTAAAAATGGAGCATTCACAGAAACATTACAAAATGATGACCAACGTTTTTTATGGTCTCATGATACATCTAAAGTGCTGGGAAGAACAAAGAATAATACGTTACGTTTGAGCGAGGATGCCGTGGGCTTACGCTTTGAATTGGATTTACCAGATACAACTCTAGGTAATGACACTTACAAATCTATTAAGCGTGGAGATGTAGATGGTGTTTCGTTTGGGTTTAGCATGATAAGCGAAGAAATCCAAGAACCAGATGATGATTTGATGCTACGAACTGTTACAAAAGCAAAACTATTAGAAGTTAGCGCAGTAGCTTTCCCAGCTTACCCAGATTCAGAAGTAAGTGCTAGGGGATATGATCCTTATAAACATTTTACAGAAGAAAAAAAGCGCTCGGAAAAGCGCAGAAGACTATATTTACAAACATTATTATAAAAGGTGGACTTTGAACATGAATAAAGAACAATTATTAAAACGTAAATCTGAAATCAGTGAATTATTAAGTGATGAAACTCGCTCTATTGATAACCTTGATGCAATTGAAACAGAGTTACGAGATATTAATAATCAGTTGGCAGCGATTGAGAAGCGTGAACAACTTTTAAATGAAGCACGTTCAATTAATGAAGGAAATGCAGCTGGTACTAATAAGATTGAAACATTTAATACGGATCCATCAAATGAAAAACGTGAACTTGGTACAAATACAGTTGAATATCGTAATGCTTTTATGAATTACGTATTACGCGGTGAAACAATTCCAGCTGAATTACGTGCAAATGCTGTTACGAAAACAAGTGACATCGGTTCTGTTATCCCACAAACAGTATTAGATAAAATTATCGAAAAGATTGAAGCGGTAGGAATGATTCTACCTTTAATTACTCGTACAGCTATTAAAGGCGGCGTAACAGTACCAACTTCAACAGTTAAACCAGTCGCAACATGGGTTGCTGAAAGTTCTGGAAGTGATAAACAAAAGAAAACTACAGGAAGCATTACTTTCAACTATCACAAATTACGTTGTGCCGTAGCGGTTTCTCTTGAAGTAGAAACAATGTCTCTTGCGGTATTTGAAACAACATTAATTAATAATATTGTGGAAGCTATGACAAAAGCGATTGAACAAGCGATTGTTAGTGGTGATGGGTCTGGTAAGCCAAAAGGGATTCTAGCGGAAACACCTGTTGACGGACAAGCATTAGATGTTGCGAAAATTAACTACAAAACGTTAACAGATGCAGAAGCGGCTTTACCACTTGAGTATGAAGCAAGCGCGATTTGGACGATGACGAAAAAGACATTTATGGAATTTTCGGCAATGACAGATGCAGACGGCCAGCCGATTGCACGTACAAATTACGGGATTTCCGGTAAACCAGAACGCATTTTATTAGGTCGTCCAGTTGTTCTATGTAATTATGTTGATAGTTTCGCAACGGCTACTGAAGGAACAACATTTGCATTCTTATTTAATTACAAGGATTATATTCTGAATACAAACTACCAAATGGGTGTTAAGAAATATGAAGACAATGAAACTGACGATCAAGTTACAAAGGCAATTATGATTGTGGATGGTAAAGTAGTAGACAAAAACTCTTTAGTTGTTTTAAAAAAAGCTCCAGCAGCTTAATAAAGGAGTGATACAATGAATCATTTAGTCTTGAATGCTTTCATTGATAAAGAAACAAAAGTTGGATATTCAAAAGGCGATATGTACGAGTCAAATGATTCGGAACGTGTTGCCTTTTTAATTGAAAAAGGATTCTTAAAAGGAAATAAAGAGATTTCTACATTCCCTAAGCATACTGGCGGTGGATGGTATGAATTATCGAATGGTGAAAAAGTGCAAGGGAAAGAGGAAGCGATGTCAGCTGAACAATCATTGAGGGGTAACGAATCATGATTTTAAAAGATATAAAAAAGGCATTGCGCATTTCTCATGATGCCCTTGACGATGAAATAAACGATGCAATAGAGGAAGCTCGACACGACTTAATGTTGTCGGGTGTTTCTTCTATTAAAGCGAATCATGACGATGATCCGTTAATCAAAAGAGCGATAAAAGTATATTGCAAAGCAGAATTTGTTGCTGAGGTCAAAGAGGCTGAAAGATTCCAGGCATCGTATAACATGTTGAAAAATCATCTCACTTTAGCAGGTGATTACAAATGAATGACATTGTATTCTTTCCAGTTGTAACGACTACTACAGACGATTTAGGACAAATAGAAGTAGCAGAAGAGTTTACAAGACAAGTATTTTGTGAGAAAAAAAGTGTTTCTCAAAATGAATTCTTTCAAGCTGGTCAAAATGGTTTTAAGCCCAAATGTGTATTGATTGTTTACACATTGGATTATCAAGAAGAACAGAAAGTACAGTATCACAACAAGAAATACAACATTTATCGCACATACGAAAGAGACGATGAAAGAATTGAACTCTATTGTGAGGTGAAGACAGGTGGCTAATATCGATGATTTATCCAATGAAATTGCTAGGGAACTACAAAGATATGCCAATGTAATTGAGGAAGACATGGAAGTGGCGAAGGAAGAGGTAGCGGATAATTTAGTGGGTGAATTAAAGCAAAAAAGCCCTAAAAATACAGGTAGGTATAGTAAAGGTTGGCGAAAAAAGAAGGATGGGAACGCAATTATTGTTCATAATGCTTTAAAACCGCAGCTTACTCATTTACTGGAGAAAGGTCATGCGAAGGCAAATGGTGGACGAGTACCAGCAAAGGTTCATATTGCACCAGCTGAAGAACATGCGATTCATGATTTTGTTGAACGTGTTGAAAGGGCGATTGGGCAATGACATTAGGTGAACTAAAGAAAATTCTTGAGGCTACAGGTTATCCTGTGGCTTATTCGCATTTCACTGAAACACCAGGTGTTCCCGTACCTTCACCGCCTTATGTTTGCTACTTTGTAGATGGATCACCTAACATGGCAGCCGACAATAAGACCTATCACAAAATAAATGATGTAAATATAGAGCTTTATACAACTAAGAAGGATTTAGTTGCAGAAGCCAAGCTAGAACAAGTCCTGGATGATTATGAGATTCCATATGAGTCATATGGGACTTTTATTGAATCTGAAAAACTATTTCAAAAAATATATGAAACGAGGTTGTTGTAAATGAATGAAAACAAGGTAACATTCGGTTTGAAAAATGTACATTACGTGCCATTAGATATTAAGGATTTCTTAGTTACATTTGGTACACCAATTCCATTACCTGGTGGAGTGGAACTAACATTTGAGCCACGCGGTGATTTAATTGAATTCTATGCGGATGACATGCTTTATTACGCAGCAAGTAATAATCAGGGTTACGATGGAACATTAAGTATTGCTACTATCCCAGAAAAGTTTGCTATTGATGCACTTGGTGAGGAATTAGACGAAACAGATGGTGTATTGAATGAATTGGCTGATGCAAAAGGAAAACCATTCGCATTATTATTTGAGTTTGATGGTGATGTCAATGCAACTCGACATGTTATGTATAACTGTTCAGCAAGTCGTCCAACACTTGCATCTAAAACAAAAACAAGTTCAGCTGAGCCAAATACAAATGAACTGAAGTTTGTTTCTAGTCCAATTATTTTAGCACCAGGGGGAAGACCTATGGTTAAAACAAAAACAACATCTAAAACAACGCAAGAAATTTATAAAAATTGGTACAAGGAAGTGTACGTTAAAAAACCAGCAGCACCAAAAGGAGCGTAATAGTAAATGGAAAAGACAATTACAATAGATGGAAAACAAGTCCGATTAAAAAGTACAGCAGCTACTGTTAAACGATATAAAGCACAATTCAGACGTGATTTATTTGCTGATATGTTTAAGTTAGGGATTTTGTCTCCTTCAAATCCTCAAGAGGGTTCACTAGCCACTATTGATTTAGCTAATGCGGATTTAAGTAAGCTAGATTTTGAAGTTGTATATGATTTAGTTTGGTTATATGCGAAAACAGCAAATCCAGAAATTGCCGAACCAATTACATGGTTAGACGGTTTTGATGAATTCCCTATTTCGGATATTATCCCGGAAATTATGGATATGATTCAAAGTACAATGGGAGCAAAAAAAAAATAAACAAAAGTAATGGAGAGCAAGGGACGTTCAGTGATGAAGAATTAACCACTGATACGTTCCTTGCTCTTTGTTATAAAGCGAAATTAACGCATTGGGATCTGGACGTCATGACGATTGGTGATTGCTTTGATTACATTGCTGAATTCGCTGAAATGGAGAATCCAGACAAAGAAAAAGTCAGAAAAGCAAACCAAAAAGACTTTGATTCATTCTAAGAAAGGGGTTAAATTATGGCCGGAAGGATTAAAGGGATCACCATTGAAATTGGTGGGGAAACCACAGGTCTTCAAAATGCATTAAAAGATGTGAATAAACGCAGCAATGATTTAACAAATGAATTAAAAGATGTAGAACGTCTTTTGAAATTTGATCCTGGTAATGTGGAAGCTTTAGCTCAAAAGCAAAAGTTATTGACGCAACAAATTGAAAATACAACGGAAAAGCTAGATAAATTGAAGGCAGCCGAACAACAAGTGCAAGCACAATTTCAAAATGGAAAAATTTCTGAAGAACAGTACCGCGCGTTTAGGCGTGAAATTGAATTTACACAAGGATCACTTGATGGGCTGAAAAATAAGCTTGGTAATATGAAATCTGAACAAGAGAATGTAGCGAGTTCAACAAGACAATTAGAAACGTTGTTTAGTGCTACAGGAAAAAGCGTTGATGATTTTGCAGGCGCATTAGGTAATCGTCTTGTAAATGCAATTCGAAACGGTGCAGCAACAAGTAAGCAATTAGAACAAGCAATTGGGATTATTGGACGCGAAGCATTAGGAACAGAAGCTGATATTGAAAAGTTACAACGTGCGCTACGATCTGTGGATGCTGGGAATTCAATTCAGCAAGTACGAAATGAGTTGAGAGATTTACAACAAGAAGCTGAGAGAACAGAGAAGAAGTTTGAAGGGCTCCAAGTAGGACTTGAAAACGTCATTGGTGGAATGGCAGCTGGTGGCGGTATTGCTAGTGCAGTTGAAAAAGCAATGGATATGTCAAAATTGAAAACTAAGATTGATATCACTTTCGATGTTCCAGAGTCTTCGAAAAAATCAGTGGAAGAAGCGATTAGGGGCGTTAGTACGTATGGTATTGATGCTGAAGAGGCATTAGAAGGAGTTCGCCGACAGTGGGCATTAAATAAAGATGCTTCTGACGAAACAAATGCCGCTATAGTTAAAGGAGCAGCGACTATTGCAGCCTCCTACGCTGGAATTGATTTTAATGAACTTATACAAGAAACCAATGAGATTGGTGCAACGTTAGGTATTACGAACGAGGAAGCATTGGGGCTAGTTAATACATTATTAAAAACAGGATTTCCACCAGAACAATTAGATATTATCGCTGAATATGGGGATCAAATGATTCAAGCTGGATTTTCGGCTAAAGAAGTCCAAGGAATTATGTCAGCAGGAGTAGATACTAAGAGTTGGAATATCGATAACCTATTAGACGGTGTTAAAGAAGGACGTATCAAAATGGCTGAGTTTGGTGCAGGTGTAGATAAATCTATGCAAGCGGTTTTAGATAAAACAAAAATTTCGGCGGATCAGTTTGAAAAATGGGGTCAAGCTATCGCTCAAGGTGGCGAAGGTGGACAAAAAGCGATGCTTGAAGCCACCAAAGCTTTAGCCGGTGTTGAAAATGCAACAGACAGAAATGCACTTGGCACGAAGATGTTCGGTACTCTTTGGGAAGACCAAGGGAAGAAAATTATCGACACCATTTTGAAAGCGGAAGGTAAACAAGTCGATTTAAAAAAAGGAGTAGAGGACTTACAGGGTGCTACTTCTAAAATAGATGCATCTCCAGCGGTTAAATTTCAACAAGCCATGCAAGATTTACAAGTTGCTCTTCAGCCTGTTCTTGAAGTTATAGCAGATCTTGTCTCTAAATTCTCTGAATGGATTTCCAATAATCCTGAATTAGCAGCTACTTTGGCAGCTATCGCAGTTGCTATTGGTGTAATTGCAGGAGCATTCATGGCTTTAGC